AGAATAACAGAAATATTACAAACAGTGGTAAGGTTGGATTGTCCAAAATGTCATACGGCCATAATAACAGATAAAGGTCATTTTGATTTATTATGATCAAAACCAACACACAAACCGAAAACTATAAATACAATGATTTAACATAATGTAAAACAATGAACAAACAATGTCAAAACTGCAAATATTACAAAGTCCTGGAATACCTATATGGAAAAGGACTTGAAAAAGCAGTTGAAAACATAATCTACTTAAAACAACACGATGATTAAATGCCTAGAAAATCAAAGCTCACGAAAGAACTGATAACTCAAATCTCAGAACTCCTAGTAGAAGGAAACTGCGTCAACTGGGTATGTGATTACGTAGGAATCGGAGAAAAGACCTTTTATTTGTGGCTGAATGAAGGAGAAGAAGCATTAAAAGAAGGAAAATCAAACCTAAAAGTACAGTTTTTACAGTCAATAAAGGAATCCAAGGCCAAAGCGCAGTTAGACCATGTCAAGAATCTAAAGATAGCAAGCCACACAGACCCCAAATGGAGCGCATGGTTCCTAGAGCGATCCGATCCAAAAAACTGGGGACAAAAAACCTATTCAGAAACAAAACTAGAAGCAAACCTCACACACGACATAACAAAGATGACAGATGAAGAACTCGAACGAAGGGCAAAGGAAATTCTCAAAAGAGGATCAACAGATACTGAATGAGCTTCTAAGGCGAAATGCGACAAAAAGCACATTCGACTTTGGAAGGTACATATTTGGGGAAAGATACATAGACGGACGGCATATACGTTATATGTGCGGTCTTTTGGACCAGGTTGAGTCAGGAAAACTAAAACGCCTTATTTTGACGGTTCCGCCGCAGCACAGCAAAAGCTTTCATGTAAGCGAACTATTTCCTTGTTACTATCTGGGAAAAAATCCGCTGAAATACGTTGTCCAGACCGGGTATTCCGCAGACCTGGCTATAAGACATTCCAGGCACGCAAGGGACATATTCGCAAGCGACAGATTTCACGAGGTATTTCCAAACGTCCACCACAGGCCCGCGACAGAAGGCCAGAAGAACATCCAAGTGGCCAAACAGACAGTGCACGAATGGGGAACCGTCCAGGGGGGAAGCTATTTTGCGGTCGGTGTCGGTGGCGGGCTTACAGGAAATCCCATGGACCTTGGAATAATAGACGACCCTTTCAAGGACCTTCAGGAAGCCATGTCAAAAACCATTCGAGAAAATGTATGGGGATGGTATGGAAGCGTTTTCAGAACCCGAATGGCAGAGGACGCGGGGCTTATACTTATAATGACTCGATGGAATGTTGACGACATAGTGGGAAGGATAGAAAACCTGATGAAAGACGACCCGACATCGGATCGCTGGAAGATAATAAACCTGCCTGCAATAGCACTTGAAGACGACCCGCTTGGAAGAACGCCAGGAGAAGCCCTATGGCCCGAGAACAAATCAATCGATTTTCTAATCAGCCAGAGAAGCGAAATAGGCTCAAAGATGTTCGAATCCCTATATCAAGGCAACCCGACAATAGCAACAGGCGAAGTAATAAAGCGCGAATGGTGGAACTACTACAATGAATTCCCGAACTTCGAACAAATAATACAATCATGGGACTGCGCGTTCAAGAAAGGCTCAGAAAACGACTACTCGGTATGCACTACATGGGGATTGACAAGGAATTCGGCCTATCTCATAGACACATGGCGGGACAAGGTTACATTTCCTGAGTTAACCAGGGTTTTCCTAAACTTGTATAACAAATACCTTCCAAGGGTAGTTTTGGTCGAGGACAAAGCAAGCGGCCAAAGCCTGATTCAGGAAATAGAGGCAAAGACAAGAATACCGTTAGTTAAGATAATTCCCGAAACCGACAAATTAAGCAGGGTAAACTCAATAACTCCGATGATAGAAGCTGGAAAGGTACTAATTCCAAACTACGCGCCATGGCTGCATGACTTTATAGAGGAATGCTGCGAGTTCCCGAACTCGACCCATGACGACCAAGTTGACACCATGAGCCAATTTCTCAACTACATAAGGCCCATTCAACCAAGAGGCGAGGAAATAATAGTCTACGACTCAATAAGCGAACTAAGCGTAGACCTAGACCTATGAGGAAATGAAAATGATATACAACAACACATATTACGACAGGGAGTCAAACACGATAGGAATAGAATTCCTTGACGACACGATAAACTCGATTGTAACGATAGAAATCCCTTTTGACATGATGTACCAGATAAAGCGGGATTTCGAGATAATGCACAAGTACCACTCAAGGGAATACAAAACATGAAGATGGACTTTGAATGACATGTTTATGAAATACTGTGCGAATCAAGTCATTTGATCTACTCGGAAACGACGCTCCCTTTTGAAGACATCATAAACGCATTCGACCTAAGGCCGTTTCAGGGAGACTCAAATTTACTTAGATACGACCTTGTTTTCAACATGAATGACATTTAAATAGAAACATTTATATATATCTAATCCCATTTATATTCAAAAGAAGAAAAGAAGTGATAAAGATAAACAAGCTAATAATAAAGCTTCTGAACGACATAGCCGGATTCAACAAATCATCCGGCATGAAAAGAAGATTTTACACATATAAGTTCAAGTTTCATTTTTATTTATTCAAGAGAAAACTGAAAAAGGAGGAAAAAAGATGGATTTCATAGCAGAAAAGATACTGTTTCTTCTGATGGTATTCAAGACGATCCTTGCACTCATAGCCTGATTGTACAATCCACCCATGGGGCATATTGTACTTCAAGACAAATTTGTCAATCTACCAAACAGAAAGATTTATATATCATTAAATTGAATTATATTTTATGGATGACGAACCAATGTTTTTATATGTCTATGGTGATGGAAAAAGATATGCCGTATGCATGGCTAAAAATAAACTTAGAGCAATAAATCTAATATCAAACGATTTAAACATTGATGTTTCAAAACAAATATCTAAGAATAACAATTATATGTGTGGGATTTTGTTTCCAAACACGGAATGTCCAGAACACATATTAACATCAGGATCGCACAAAAACAAAATAAATTTAGGAAAGTTAAAAAGAAAACTAAGATATAAATTATATTATTTTTGGAATCACACAATTTTGTTATTAATCATAAAAATATTTAGATTTAATCCACAGTTCGAGGATTTTGGATAAATTTATTAAAAAAGGTTTAACTAAAAGTAAAGCTTTACCGAAAGGTTTAAATACTATGAGCGCATAAAGTTTTGCAGATGGGTAAATCTTTTGATGAAACTCTAGCTGAAGCCACGACGGACGTTGAAAAAATATTGTCCCTCGAAGACGAAGGCTGGACCAAGCTGGGCTATGACGAATCCGGGAACGTCAATGAACAGACACGAATAAACAACGTAAAGCTGGCCAGGAGATATAATAATTTCGACCCCCTGGCAAGACAAGCTATCAGGATATGGACAAACTATTCTTTTGGAACAGGAATATCCTTCAAGGCGGAATCAGATTCAGACCAAAAGATTTTAGAAGACTTTTGGAACGAGATAAAAAACCAAGTTGTTACAAACACCCAGGGCCAGCATAGATCAAGCAACAAGCTTTTGACGGACGGGGAGATATTCTTTGTCATATTCAAAGGAAAACCCCCGGTTGTAAGAACGATAGACACCCTTGAGATAACAGAGATCCTTACAGACCCGGACGACATGGAAACGCCGCTTCTCTATAAAAGGGAATACACCACGCCTCAGAACGAATACAAGACCGAATATTATCCAGATTACACAAACACCACAAGACAGGACGCATTGGACCAGAACGGAACGGTGCAAGAGGCAACAACCGAGGCGGTTGTTTTCCATCTGAAGTTCAACACCATCTCACAGCGGGGAAACAGCCTTTTGAATCCTGTTCTCGACTGGCTCCGGGAATACAGAAGGTTCCTTGCATCCAGGGTTGCGGTCGTCCTTGCATTGGCAAGATTCGCATGGAAGATAAAAGTCCAAGGCGGTTCAACCGCGATAAGCGCATCAAAGGCAAACCTGAACGACACGCTCCCGCAGGCCGGAAGCACAAGGATAGAAAATCTTGGAAGCGAACTCACACCCATCAAGACTGACACCGGCGCATCCAACGCATACCAGGATGCAAGAATGATAAAGCTTCAGATATTCTCCGGAGTAGGAATACCGGAACAATACTTTGCAGACGTATCGACCGGAAACCTGGCAACGGCAAAGACC